TGATTCCAAAAGAATGGTTATCGTACCAGTTGCCACAGTACAAGAATTTAGAGCTCAATCAATTAAAATATTAGACAAGTACATAGAACAACCAGAGAAGAATAGAAAACCTTTGATGTTTGTTTTAGATAGTTTAGGTATGTTATCTACTACAAAAGAAATGGAAGATACTGCCGCAGGTAAAGAAACAAGAGATATGACTAGATCACAAATAGTCAAGTCAACATTTAGAGTATTAACATTGAAACTTGGTAAAGCAAACATACCAATGATTATGACTAACCACACTTATGATGTCATAGGTTCAATGTTCCCTCAAAAAGAAATGGGTGGCGGTAGTGGTTTGAAATACGCTGCATCATCAATCATCTATCTTGGTAAACGAAAAGATAAAGAAGGTACCGAGGTCGTTGGAAACATTATACATTGTAAAAATTTTAAATCTAGGTTAACAAAAGAAAACGCACAAATAGATGTAAAACTTACTTATAAAAAAGGTTTAGACAAATACTATGGTCTTATAGAACTCGGTGAAGAAGCTGGTATCTTTAAGAAAGTATCTACAAGATATGAAATGCCAGATGGGTCTAAAGTCTTTGGTAAGAACATCAACGATAATCCAGAGAAGTATTTTACAAAGGAAGTGTTAGACAAAATAGATGAACAAGCAAAACGAAAATTCCAATACGGATCAGACGAAGAAGACGAGTAAAAGATATGTCTTTGCCCAAAAAGACGGTGACGACTTTACTTGTATAAAGTTAACCGAGGGTAAGTATAAAGATATAATTTACAAGTACGATAAGGTTAAGTTTGCACCTGAGGCTAATAAAAAAGGTGAAATACCGTTAAAATTTACTTATGACATTTATTTAAATCCTAACAAAGTGGAAGTTGAAGATGAGAACTTTACAAATTACATTGGTGACATATTAGTAGAATTAGTAGAAAATCAATTAGAAAACAAAAGTATAATATTTAATGAATAACGAAAGAATTGAAAACACAATATTAACGAATCTTTTCTATAATGAAGATTATACTAGAAAAGCTTTACCTTATATTAAGCCATTATACTTTAATAAACGAGATGAAAAAATATTATTTGAAGAAGTTGAAAAGTTTGTTTTAAAATATAAAAATATTCCCACAAAAGAAGCAATTACTATTGAACTTAATAACCGAAAAGATATAAACGAAGAAGAATATAAAAATATAAAAACTTTAATAGCTACTCTTATAAAAGAAGATACCGATTTACAATGGTTGTTAGATACAACAGAAAAGTTTTGTAAAGATAGAGCAGTACACAATGCTGTACTTGATGGTATTAAAATATTAGATGGCAAAGATAAACAAAGACAGTCTGAGGCAATACCAAGTATTCTAGCAGATGCTCTAGCAGTTTCATTTGATAATCATATCGGGCACGATTATATCGGTGATTCTCAAAGTAGATTTGATTGGTACCATACTAAAGAAAAGAGATACCCATTTGATCTATCATACTTTAATCGTATTACAAAAGGTGGTATTCCAAGTAAGACATTAAACATTGCTCTTGCTGGTACAGGTGTAGGTAAATCTTTGTTCATGTGTCATTGTGCTTCAAGTTTTTTAACACAAGGTTTGAATGTTCTTTACATCACACTAGAAATGGCTGAAGAAAGAATTGCTGAAAGAATAGATGCTAATTTATTAGATGTTTCTATGGACGATCTACATGATATGCCAAAAGACTTATATGATAGTAAATTGAGTAAACTTGAAGGCAAGACTAAAGGTAAATTAATTATCAAAGAATATCCTACAGCATCTGCTCATAGTGGTCACTTTAGAGCATTATTAAATGAACTAGCGTTAAAGAAAAGTTTTAAGCCACAAGTGATCTTCATTGATTATTTAAACATATGTGGTTCAAGTAGGTTTAAAGGTGGCAATATCTCCAGTTATTTTTATGTCAAAGCAATCGCAGAAGAATTAAGAGGTCTTGCTGTAGAGTTTGATGTTCCAATCTTTAGTGCAACACAAACAACTAGAACAGGTTTTGTAAGTACAGATATTGGTTTAGAAGATACATCTGAATCATTTGGTCTACCAGCGACTGCTGACTTTATGTTTGCTCTTATGTCAAATGAAGAACTAGAACAACTAGGTCAAATGAAAGTGAAACAATTAAAGAATAGATATAATGACCCAGGTATTAATAGATCATTTATCGTAGGTGTTGATAAAGCTAAGATGAGATTATATGATACAGAAAATTCAGCACAAAATATAGTTGGCAGTAATCAAACTAAAGAGAAAGAAAATTATCCATCACCAGAACAAAGTTATGATAAGTTTTCTGATTTTAAAATATAATGACTATTAAAACACAAAAAGTAAAATTTCATAGAGGCGATAGAAGACCTAATAACGAACAACCTAAATTATCGTACACAAAGAAGATGGTAAAGAGAGGTAAAGATATAATATGGCAAGTTATTGAGAAACCCACCAAGAGTATTATATGTGAGTATTTTTTTGAAGAAGACGCACACAAACTAGTTAAATTTCAAAACAAAAACAAAGTATGGGAACCTAATGGTGGTATTCCTAAGTTTTTACATATCACTTTGTAATGTCAAAACAGATTATAGTTGAAAGTAAAAACGGAACTTTAAATATAGAAAGAAGTCGTCAGGCAACTAACGAATCAAATTTAGTAGAAGATTTACAAAAGTGGCAACAAATATTACATTGTAAAGAAGAAGATTTAGATAAAGATTTAAAAACTGTTGTCAAAGGTTTAAGAAATAGATTAATTAAAAATTTACAATTTCATGGTTTAAAAAGTGAAGAAGATATAACTCACACTCACATAAAATCATTGGCAAAAGATTATTTGGTTTGTCCAAAGTCAATTCAAATATCTTTGTGTAGAGATAGTACACGCCAAGGTGTAGATGAAATAGTACAATACGAAACACTAAAGAAATATATTAATGATGACAAAGAAGTCATAAATCTATCAAGTGGCTCTCTTACTTTAAGAAATGGTAAGATAGATAGTACCACATCTGGTATAGGTGAAGCAAGAAGCATAGATGTTAAGATACAACCATATGATTATAGTTTTACAGCATATGGTTTTTTAAAATACTCAAAAGATTCTGGTTCAATTCAAACTCAACAAATGACAGAGGCAGTTATGTTTGCTGAACAAGCAAAGATTTATTGTGACCAAAATAACGATAGTGTTATATTCTTTATTCAATTAGATGGAATAGAGGGTGAAAAACACATTGATAGTTTAAAAGAAACTTGTTTATCTCACAAACACAGAATAATAGCTGGTAATACTGAACAAATCATTGACTATTTTAACCAAAAAACCACTTGACAATCAGTCATAAATAGTATATAATATAAATATTATCAATTGAATTATATGGGAAAAGTGTATTTGTTTATGGAATTAATGAGGATAAAGTGTTTAGTTTTAAAGGATTCATAACAAAAGAAAGAAATGTACATTTAGAACACCTAGAAGACGATATAATTAATCGTGGTTCTAAAGGTGGGGAAAATGCTATCAATTTTCTAAAGTCAGTTAGAAATATGCTTGCCGGTTCATCTGGTAAAAAAGTTAATATGACTGTTAAATGGGATGGCGCACCAGCGATCATCTGTGGTATTAATCCAGAAAACGGCAAATTCTTTGTTGGTACAAAATCAGTATTCAATAAAAATCCAAAAATCAATTACACAACCGGCGATATAAGAAAAAATCACTCAGGTGCTTTAGCAGAAAAACTAACGATTGCTTTAAGAGAGTTAAGTCGTTTAGGTATTAAAGGGGTACTTCAAGGTGACTTCTTATTTTCTCAATCAGACTTAAAGAAAGCAAATATAGATGGTGATAACATGATAACATTTACGCCAAATACTATTACATATGCTGTTCCTGTAGATTCGTCAATCGGTAAAAGAATTGCTCGTGCGAGAATGGGAATTGTATTTCACACAAAATATTCAGGTAAGACCTTAGATAGTATGACAGCTGGTTTTGGTACTGTTAGAGGATCAGCAACAAATGTATTTTTAGCAAGTGCTGCTTATAAAGATGTGTCTGGTTCTGTGAAACTAACTAGAGGCGAACTAGCAACATTTAACGCAAGATTAAGAATGGCAGAAGGTTCTTTACAAAAAGCTGGACCTATGTTAGATGAATTACAAAAATCAACAGCAGATGCTCTAGGCATTCCATTTAGACTTAAAACTTTCTTCAACCATTATATAAGAAACACACAAGGTCATATGGCTAAAGTAAGAGAACTAGCTGATATGTTTAGAGATTATTATATCAATACTTTACAAACTGAGATTGATAGTAAGAAATCTGATAAAGGAAAACAAAAGTACAAAGATATACTTGAAACAAATTTAAAATTTATAGATAGAAATAGAAACTCATTAATAATGGCAATTGCTTCTCATGTCACATTACAAAATGCTAAGAACTTCTTAATTAATAAAATGAGTGAGATACAAAATATTGGACATTTTTTAAAAACTTCTACTGGTTATAGAGTGACAGCGCCAGAAGGATTTGTAGCTGTTGATAGAGTTGCTGGAGCAGTTAAATTAGTTGATAGAATGGAATTTAGTAGAGCAAACTTTACTATGCCGAAAGGTTGGAACTAATGAATATAATTTTGATAGGTGGTCCAGGTTCAGGTAAGTCAACTTATTCTGAATTTATAAAAAAAGAGTTTGATATAGAACATATCTATCCAGGAGATTTATTAAGAAAAGAAAAAGAAAAAGGTGGCGAGATAGCAAAACGATTATCTAATTTAGGTAAAGGTGATTTTGCTCCTAATGACATAGTTTTAAAACTTGTATTTGACGCTGTAGAAAAAGCAGAAAATGGATTTGTATTTGATGGGTTTCCTAGATACATGCAACAAGTTAGAGATTTAGAAAAGAAGAATATTAAAATAGACAAAGTGGTTTATCTAAATGTAAGTGAACAAGAAGTAATAAAAAGACTTACAGCAAGAGGTAGAGCAGATGATAAACCAGAGGTTATTAAAAATAGAATTGATTTATATAAGAAAGAAACAGGACCAGTAATAGAATATTACAGAAAGAAACCTGGTTTCATAGAAGTAAAAGCAGAAGGTGGTGAGCCAAAAGCTATTGCTAGTAAAATTATTAAACAACTAAAGGTTAAGTCATTGAGAGAATTTAGAGAGTATTTAAATGAAGGTGTTTATGACCCTGGTATATTCAAAGCATTCTTTTTAGCTGGGGGTCCAGGTTCAGGTAAAACATTTGTGACCTCATCAGCATTTTCTGGTACAGGATTAAAATTAGTTAATTCTGATAATTCATTTGAAAAAGGTTTAAAAAAAGCTGGGTTATCTGCGAAGATGCCAGATGAAGAAGAATACTTTAGAAACATAATTAGACAAAGAGCAAAGACAACAACAAGCAATCAATTAGATAAATATGTAGAGGGGCGATTAGGTTTAATTATAGACGCCACTGGAAGAGATTTACCACTTGTACAAAGACAAGTGAGTATGTTAACACACCTCGGTTATGATTGTTATATGGTCTTTGTAAATACAAGTTTAGATGTTGCTATAGAAAGAAACAAGAACAGACCTAGAACAATACCTGAATACATTGTAAAGAAAAGTTGGGATGGCGTTCAATCTAATATTGGAGCATTTCAAAGAGTATTCAGTCCTGGTAAAATGTTAATTGTTGATAATAACAGAAGTGAAAAAGAATTAGTGACTATGGTTTTAAGTCAAGCTTCTAAATTTATTAGAAGTAAATTGAGAACTAAACCACAAACAAGCATGGCAATGTCATGGATAAAGAGAGAGTTAGAGTTAAAGAAAAGATGAGATTTAAAGATTTTGTAAAAAACGAAAGTATCATAGATATACCTAGACAAACATATGCGCCAGCTGTGTTTGATGATGCTGATACTAAAAATCCTAAAATTAAAGAGAGTGTTCTAAAACAAATTAATGACCAAGTTAAAGAGTTTAAAGAATATCCTGTTATCAAAATAGCATTGATTGGCTCTATACTTACAAAAAGATATAGAAATGATGCTGATTTAGACATCAATGTATTATTTGATGTACCAAAAGAAAAACAAGAACAAGAAAGAGTTGATCTTTCTCTTAAATACTTGTCAGCAAAAAATCCAAATAACATACAAGGTAAATTAATACCTGGTTCTAAACACCCAATTAACTATTATTTTATTACAGATAAAGAAACTTATGACGATCAGAATAAGAAAGCTGATGCTGTGTTTGATATTCAAGCTAACAAGTTTATCAAAAGACCAGATGATTTTACTTTTGATATGAACTTATATTTAAAAGACTTTGAAAGAAAAGTACAAGAGTTAGATGTAATTAAAGGTGAACTAAAAAGAGATATTATAGATTACAACGAACTAACAGAATTAAAACCAAATGATATTTTAGACTTACAAGAAAAGATAAAAGATAAGTTAGAAGAAATAGAAGATAGTTTAGAGGACATTGTTAAGATTGGTGATGGTGTTGACGCTGAAAGAAGAGCAGCATTTAATACAGATATGACACCAGACCAAATAAGAACTTATGGTATTAAAAACAGATTACCTAAGAATGTTATTTACAAAATGTTAGAAAAATATCACTATCTAAAATTCTATAAAAAATGTAAGAAGATTTTAGAAGATGGTATTGTGACAGATAAAGAAGTAAAAGATTTAGAAATACATGAAGCTAGAGATAAATCTATTGCGTTTACATTTGGTAGATTTAATCCACCAACTATTGGACACGAAAAACTAATTAGAAAAGTTTTATCAACTCCTGGAAATGTAAAGAAAATATATTTAAGTAGATCGCAAGATAGTAAAAAGAATCCACTATCACCAGATGTTAAGTTTAGAACTATGAGAGATATGTTTAAATACGCAAGACCAAATTTAGAGATAGTTGCTACAAATATGATATTAGATTTAATGACTAAATTACATAAAACAGGTTTTACAGATATTACTATGGTTGTAGGTAGTGATAGAGTTAAAGAATTTGAAGGTATACTAAACAAGTATAATGGTGAAAGTAATAGACATGGCTTTTACGACTTCAAAAGTATTAAAGTAGTATCTGCTGGCGAAAGAGACCCTGACGCTGAAGGAACTACTGGTATGTCAGCAAGTAAGATGAGGGATGCCGCTGCTAAAAATGATAAAGAATCTTTTAAAAAAGGATTACCAGCGTCATACAGAAATCCAGCTGATGTAGATAGATTAATGAGTAATGTGAGAGTAGGAATGGGTATTAAAACTAAATTGGCTGCTTCGTATGGTGGAATGATTAATGTAAATAATAAAAAACCAATTGCGTCACTACAGGAGTTTGAACAGAACCAAATAAGAGATTTGTATGTTAGAGAAATAATTTTTAACATTAACGATAAAATAAAATATGTCAAAGAAGACATAGAAGGAATAGTAAAAAGACGAGGTACAAATTATATTGTGCTAGAA